AGTATCGCAAACCGTTATGTAGGTAGAATAACTAACACCGCCATCAAGACTTCTTTCAATAGTAACCCTACCAGTCCAAGTGCCACCAGTTTCAAAATCCCAACTTGTATTAGACACGTTAATTGGATCGCTTATTCCAGATGCTGTAAATTCTTTTTCTAAAGATATGTTTCCGCTAAGTCTGGCCGCTTCAAAAGAAAAGTAACCACCAACCATATTAGAGTTAAATAAATCTTGAGATGATGTTAATACTGTTTCTCCATCTTTAGATGATGTAGTAATTTTTATTGTTTGATCTGTGTTCTCATTAAGTAGCGGTGGGAAAGTCCACTCTACTTCACTCATAGACCAACTAGTGTCGCTTAATCTCTTTATCTCTTGTGGCTCGTGATCTTTGTGGGCTAGAAACAATATGTCTGCTGATTGTGTAAACTGTATATCATTCAGGTCGGCTGTAGTATATGGTGATGTCAAAAGTATGTCTGCTCCACCGCTTTGATGTGGAGAGTCATTCTTCCATACCCGAACATACAGGTTGCCAAACTCTAGCAGGTAGTTTTCGCTTACACTAAATGTAAATGGTATCAGCCTAACTTTACCACTATGAGAGCTACCTAGGTATTTTGTGCCAGGCCGTTTAGTTGCACCACCGTATGGCAGGGGTACAAAGTTCTCCATCTTCAAACAGCTCTTGTTGTAGATTCCGTCTACGTCTTCACGAGCATACAGGTATGGAGAAACCTCACCACCATTAAAGTTGTTTATGGGTAGCTTGGCCATTATTCAAATGTACCATAAGAAGTTTGTGAGAAAGGCGGTGACGAATTAGAAGTCATATTGTTGGATGTATAAGTTGCTTCCAACCACTCACTATCGAGAACTGGACTTGGATTCTTTTCAAATCCGTTAACACGCTTGGCCTCTGGGATATGTACATTTAGAAACTCATCCATAAGTCTTTCTTCTAAGTCTCTGTCACCATTAATCCCGGTGGCTAACTTGGCCGCAAGTAATGTAATAAACGCCTCTCTAAACAGGCTGTCATGTTCACCCCTTGTTTTTTTACCAAGAGTATCGTATTTGTGTAATGAAATTAATCTGTTAAAACGGATGTAAATATCTGGCTCATTACACATAATGCCATCTTCATCCATCGTCCAATAAACATTAGGTGTTACTCGCTCGTTTACTTCTTGAGTATTTGTAACATAAATTACTCTTACGCAGTTATCAGGAGTTTGAAATCTATGTTTCCATGTTGGTTGAGGCCTAAATTCTTTTACTTCCATTTCGGTTACACTAGAAGCATATGCAGATACAGTTGTCCAACCAGATAATGGAGGAACAGTTTCTGTTGTTACGTTTTCAATAATTGCAGTTTTAACACCACCAGAGTTTTTAGTATAAATAATCCAACGATCTGTAACGTATTCTATAGTCTGCGTTGTAGACCAAACATTGTCATCTGGATCAGCAGCATCTGAACCTTCATCTTGTACGGCATAATCAGCACGAGCAATGCCTACAAATGGTTTACAGTCATATCTTTTTTCATCTAAATTAGGAATACCTGGGTCTTTAAATGTAACTGAAAATTGTCTAATAGGTAATCTGTTATGTGAAACAGTTACACTCCAGTCGTGCATTCTGGATATATATTGAATGCAATAATCGTAGTGTAATCTACATAAGTCTGCAACTAGGCCTGTGTCTGTGTCAAAGTTTGTAAGAAACGATCTGTTGTTGCCGAGCTTACTTAATGCCATATTGCACAGCTGCTCTTTTGTTAAACTCACTAATCTATCAGGCATAGTTGCTCCAAATTAAAAAAAGGGTAAGGGGGGACTAGCCCCCCATGGTATTACTGATCTGTAGAGATCAAGATGTAGCCTTCGATAGAGTCAGAACTCATCGCACCTGCATTGAAGGTAAGGATAAGTTTCTCCCCACCGACAGCATAGGCAACACCGTCAGTCTTATCACCAGTAGCTCCTTCTGGGAACAAGATAGTACCCGCAGAAGTTAAGTCCTCGTTAGCGAGGAGAGCGTCTGGCTCCGCTACTGTACCAAGGTCAACCTGGTTAGCAGAAGCGATAGCTGTGTGTAACAATGATACAGCAAGTACCTTTGCGTTGTCTGGTAAAGTACCAGTCAATGTAACAGTATCACCAGTCATGTCAGCATGATCTGTAGTGAATTTTACAGGGATGTACTTGATGTTACCGAGGTAATCAGAAGCATCCTGTAAGTTGTTAGCGGTATTGATTGCTGTAACGATATCTGAATTGAAGTTAGCCATTATATATCTCCTCTTCTTAAGATTCTAAACAAGGAACAACGACAACTTTTTCTTCTTCCATGCGGACAGCACCGAACTCTGCCTTCATGTAAGCGTAGTAGTTGAATGATTTATCAGCCCGTTCACTAATCTTAGTAGTCATGTCGGGGTTGATTTCCAACAACGCAGCATCTGGCATAAATGCATAAGCAGCACGAGTGTTAGAACTATCCGTGTTGCTCCATGTGCCAGTTGTTGTATTGATGTCACCGTCATCTGCATTGATGTCTGTTGAGTCGTAAGCAGTAGTTTTATCCGCATCCATATAAGGAAGGATATTGCTAATGCAGAACTTCGCACCCATGTAGTCATAAACAGTTCCTACAGACTGATCAACAGGACGTTGAGAGGTGTAGTCAAAGTTAATGAAGTTATCATCATCCATCATGTCTTTCCATTGTTTCCAAGAAATCTTGAAAATAGGAGCTTGTGTGTCGATGTCTACGTTGTTGCTACCGAATGCTTCTAGAGCAGCTAAGAACTTCTTATAAGTGAAGCCTTCCGCAGTTCCTGAAGTAGTTACGTCAACTTCGATGAAGTTAGATGTACCAAGTTCAGTATCTGTTTCACCTTCAACGCCACCTTTAGCCGTACCCAAAAGAGCTTGGTCAAGGATGATGTCTTCCTGGCGAAGGAACTTATTCTTCATGATAGCTAACTTAGCAGCACGAGGATCAACTCCCATCTTACTTACGTCAGCCCAATCCATGAACTGGCCGTCTTGGTAAGATACACGAGATGTCCGTCTACGGCTGTAGTCGATGTCTGATACGGGTGAGTCCCCGAAACGATTGACAACCTTTGAAGGTAGGCCGCCACCTGCTGTGCGTTGGTAAACACCTTCTTTACGGAACAGATCGCCAGTAGCAAGCTGTACGTAAGGACGAAGTTTACCGCCTTTGACTTCAACCGTCTCACGAATAGCACGGTCAAAACCAATCACGTATGTATTGAGCAAATTTCCTGCTCCCATAATAATTCTCCGTTAAGTAATTAATAATCAGTTTTAGTCGGCTCTGAGTGTCCACACCATGTGGGTCTAGCCTAATATTAGGTTCTCACCTTAGATCATCGTACAGGCTCTTGCGAGGTATCCGTTTCAAATCTGACAGCCTTATATAAAACTATTACAATCTTGTCAAGATAATATTAATAATTATTAAACTGAATCTCTGCTTGTTTTTCTAGCAACTGCGCTCGCTCACGTAGAAGACTCTGATAAGTTGCATCAGAAGTGTTTGGGTGTGCGTATAGTTTGCTATCAAGTTCAGCAAGTTGATCGCTAATAGTATGAATATTATCCATAGTTCGAGCTTCAATAACTTCATCGTTATCAAGCAACGGTACTACATTCTCAAACCAGGCCTTTACGAACTCTGGGTTGTTGGCAATAGTAGGGTCATCTTTGAACTCGCCTAGACCTAGAAAGTCTAATGAGTTTGCTACCTTGGCTAAGTTGTAATCGTACTGATCACCTTTCCACTCATTGCGTAGTGAAGTCTCAGCTTCGTGTAGTTGCGCTTCGTACTGTCTATCGGAGTCACCTAATGACTGGCCAACCTTTTCTAGCTCCCAATCAACCAGAGCTTGTGCTGCTTCCTTAGACAAACCATTCTCGTAAGCAAACTGCTTAAACTCATTGATTCGCTCTTCGTCAACATCAACCCCTTCGGGTGCGTTGTAGTTGATATCGTATTCATCTGGTGATGAACCGATGCCCATTAGTTCGTTGCGCTTTGCAATGTCAGCTTCGCTTTCTGATGCCCAGAACTCTTCAGCTTTGCGTCCCGCCATACTTTGTGCGTTGATAGCACCTTTGACTAAGTCGACAGGATTATCGTATTTAGACCAGATTGAGTGGTTACCCAACTCGTCTGGTAGTGACTCACGCCATGATTGATTAAACTTCCCATCATCCGTGAGAATATCAACAGGCTGTGTTGCAGTTTCCTCAACTGAGGGTGCTTCGACAGGTGTCTGTTCTTCCATGTATTACCTCTTTGGTTAGTATTTTGTCATAAGGGTCTTCTTTTTCTTCTTACCCTTTTTAAGAGCCTTTAAATCTGCTCCAGTAATTTTATTACGTGGTTCAGCTACAGCAGCCATTTTCTTCTGCTTGCTCGAATATTTTGAATACGGCATTTAGCACCTCCATCTACGCCTTGCGGCCTTTCCTCTTTCGCCAGTCCAACCTCTAGACCTAGCACAAAATGATTTACGTCTTTTAGCAGCTTTACTTCCAGGCTTTACTTTACCAGTAACAGCAGTTTTAAGTTTGCTACCCGGATTTGCTCTGCGGTGAGCGGCAACACCTTTAGCGGTCATACCTGCACCCTCTTTAGCAGAACGATAGTTGCGACCTTTACCTTTAGTTGTTTTTGGTATTGCTTTTTCTTTCTTTCTAGAAAGCAAGGTTCGTTTGGGCATTCTCTTCTCCTAACTCTTGTTGAAAACTTACTTCTTCTAAATCCCACTCTGGGTCTTGATTCAACAGACGCTTAAAGTTCTTGTATGCTCTATTGGGGACTTGTGTGAAATATTTACTAGAACTAAAATCACCCTTTGCAAAATTTTTATACTTCAACTCAGAACCTATTTTCCGAGTATGAATCAGCTTAAGTACTTCTGTTTCAGCCTCACTAAATTCTTTTATCTCTTTCATCATGTTGGGGAACTTCTTCATCCAGTATGGCCCCATGTTAAATGTAAGATCAATAAGAGCTGCTTTCTGGCTAACACTTAGCGAATCAAATCCCACAATGCCTTTAGCTGCTTTGTAATGGCTTTCAAAATCTTTCTGAAATAATCTTTCAAGGTATGCTTCATTTACGATATCTCCTTCTTTATATTTCTTCAGTTCATCTTTGGTCAGCCTGTGACCAGTACCCATGGTTAAATAACCACGCTTGTCTTCATATACATAGTTTCTAAAGCCTTCATTGCTTCTAACCATTAGCTTTAGTTTTCTTTTGAACTCTTCTTCATTCATCTTCTGATATGATTGCCTCGATGTATCTGTACATATCTTGTGTTCCATTGCGATAGGCGCAGTCAGCATGACTAAGCTCAGAGCCTGCCTGCACATCAATATTGCAAAAGTCTCTAAGATCATCTAATACCTCTGAACCCTCTGGAGTTTTAAAGACACGTTTGTACGCTGATATTAAGTTAGCTAGTTCGTGTGACATTACTCTCCCAGGTCTAAGCCTTCGGCCAGTAAGCTATCTGGTGCTACTGAGCCACTAAGTTTCTGAGCCGCATCTGCCAGAGCAGGCATCTGTTGCATCTGTTGTTGTTCTGCCATAGCTGCCGCTTTAGCTTCACGTTCTTCTGCTACTACCGTAGGATCATTAAGAACATTCATGCTTGAGCTATTGGCGTACCAGATTTCACGGAATAGTTTATCTGGGTCAACATTGTCTAGTGATTGTAACATATTGGGATCAAGCTGTGCTAACTCACCAAACATACGAAGAGTAGTAACTGCCCCCATAGTCTCGAACGACTTCGTTGCCATTGAGAGTCGGCCTACATAATCGACCTCGTATTCCGGGCTATCAATAAGCTCCTGCGGAATTGGGGGCAAGAGTTTCTTCTTAGCAAGTATGTAGTACACGTGGTTCATAACAGGAGTAACGTGTTCTTCTACATAGCGAGCCACGAAAGGTGCAAGCTGCATTAAATCGGTTGTCATACGCTCCTGGACTTCAGTAGCCGTCATGTTGCGGTAAGCATCTAATGGACGGAACAACTGGTTGAAGAACATACGCTTGATAGAATCATCGTGTAGCTTATACATCTCCAACGCAATGCCTGGGTCACCGTTTGGTGCTAGACGTTCTGGCTTGCCATTAGGGTTAGTAGCCCGCCAACGAATGAAAGACCCTGCACGACTAGACATACCAGAAACGCTATCATCGTCAGGGATCAACCATTGAGGATTAGCGTGTTGTTCAGCCGATGCGACCATAGAGCGATAGATAACGTTGGTACGCCTAGCTGTGCCGAGAACCATACTCATGGGTGAACGACCATATATCTCTTCGTTGCCCACCATGAATCTAGAAACTTTGTATGGGTTGAAGTCGAATCCACTCTCTTTGACCATAGTGCCTGTATCACGGCATACGTGGTAAGATGCGAATGGCTTCTCAGTAGACTTCTTGCCTTTGGGGTTGTAGTCCATACGAGGTTGCACACATTGAATGAATGTGAACTTCTTGTCTGGATTGTTCTGCATTTGGTTTTCGATGTTTTGGAACTCAGCAGCTTGTAACGCTTCAATGCCAAACTTCTGTATGGCCTGGCGTAATGTCAGCTTGTATTCACGAGCTACAGTATCTACTTCACCTAAATGGTTCTCATCAATGCGGATGTTAGACACGATAACATTTTTAAATCGTATAACATTTCTGTCATCTTCTTCTAGTGATAGGCAGTTAGTGCCAAAGCAACCTAGAGACAACAACGCCTGGAACGCTTCTTGAGAAAAGTTAGAACCAATCAATACCTGATGAATGATACGGCTCACTTCTTCAAAGTAGTTAGCTACATTCTCATTAGCCATCATCATGGGAGATGGGTGACGATACTTAGCCCACACAGTATTCGGTGGGAACATATGAGAAAAGAAACCAGAGGCAAAGTTGTAGTTAGCCTCGATGCACGTATCAATCAGACGTTGTGGTGGTTTCTCTTGACCGCCAATACGAATGCGATTGATGTTGTCATTAGTCTGATAGCACCAGTCGGCACACTCCTGCCACAGGTTCATCCAATTCCCATGAACATGAGCGTTCATAGAATCGTATTTTTTAATAATTGATTTAGCGTCCGTTAGCCTAAAGTATCTTTTCCTGTACCACCAAGTCGTGATGTAAGTATTGTGGATTGATAGCCCCTACGCTGTTTAGCCTGTGACTTAGCTAAATCTACTTGGCCAGAAACATCTTTACGCTGTACAGGTGGTGCAGGCGGTGGCGGCGGTGGTGGTGGCGGTGGTGGTTTTGGTGGTGATCCCATCTTATCTCCTATAACGTGTTCTTATCCTATCGAACTCTATTAACCTAAATTTCTTATCAAATCGTTCAAAACAAATAAATTCTAGCGGTTCAACCAGATCAAACGCTGATCTAGGATCACCTGCGAGCAAATATACGAACCATGTATTTGGTTTGTCAAGTTTATTGTAACACTTTTTAAGTATATAATCGGAATATGTTTTATAAGCACAGACAAACACGTCATGGTTGCTTATAATTACACCGTGCTTTCCGCAATACTCAAGAACCTCAAAGAAGTCGCTCTCGTATTTGTACAGGCTCTTAGCTGTTTCGTAGTGTGTCATGCTATGAAGTCAAGATCATCGTAGTAATCCCGTCTTACCTCCTTCTTCTTGTTTGTCATATAGTCTCTGACCATGCCGTGGTGCATAGCCATGAACATCATTCGGGCTGCGTCTGCTCCGTGGGAGTGTTCGTTGTGCAGGATTTTTCCAGTATTGGGGTTCCATTGGTAGTTCGTGAGGTGTTCAACCAATCCATTAGCTCGTTCATTGATTCGTATATCTGGTAGGTTACGTCTAACAATTTCAATGTCATCCCTAACTGAATTCGTTTTGGGAATCGGCCGTACCTCAAAGCCAAACTCAGTACGACAAAAATCAATAATGTTATGCCCGGTAGTGTTGTTTCTTTTCTTCGAGTCGTGGGGCATATAGTGTCCTGCATAGTTATATCCTTTCTCATTTATTACATCGATGTAATGTTTGATGTCGTGTCCTGTGTTCTCATAGTAGTCAACAATGGTGGCCTGGCCGTTCACCACTTTAGCGAACACAATAGCCGTAGGGTCATCCATACCCAAGTCCCAGAATGTGTACACAGGCTCGTTAGGTGGATCAAAGTCCCCTATGCTGCCCATGTTCTCTAGCTTGACCATCTCATAACCGAACACGGAGTTGGCAACGTCAGCCACGGCCTCGTTCAGATACTCCTGTCTTGCTAGTGAATAAGAGATCATCTTTGAGTCAACCCTGTCTTGCACGTTGAGATATGTCATCCCCGTTAGGGGATCGATTTTATCAATCAGTTCTGGATTGAGGTTCATATCCTCACCAACCCAACAATATCGTTTGGTTTGTTCTGGTGTGAGCCACTCACAGAACCAGTCGTTACTGGACTTATTGGCCTCATACATACGATACAGCTGATTATTCTTACCACGCATCGTGCCGTTCATAATAATCCACGAGTCACCTTCGTCTAAGATAGGAGCTAGGAAGCCAGTTACCTCTTCTTTGTGCAACGAGAACTCAGATAGAGCGTATCCGTAACCACCCTGCCCTACGAAGTCCAGGTTATCTGTACCGCTAAAATTGACCACAGAGCCATTGATTAGGCCGACCTTCATGTCGGTATTGTTTTTGTAAGAAACGATCTCTGGAGGGAAAATAAGGTCTAATAGATGCCCACTCCTGGCACCAATAGTGACTATGTTATTCCAGATAGCACGCTCTGCCCACTTCCGTGTAGGAAACAGGTAATAGTACGAGCCAACACGCTGCATAGCCCGCTTAGAAAGTATACTAGCGGTGGTTACATCTTTACCGTGTCGTCGAGGCCAACTAATCAGTAGGTTCTTAGCCCCCTGGTCTAGGGCTTTCCAACAACTAGTCTGATAGTATCTAGGCTTCAGCTGTGGTAACAGTATCGTCTTCTGTGTATGCGTCTGCAAAATCTACAACCTGTATTATTATATCCTGTGCCTTCTGCTCTAATCCTAAATACTTGCCTAACTTGTCTGAGGCCTGGGCATTACCCCTGCCGCTCTCAGCTAGTAGGTGCTGAAATACAATCTGGCGCATACTGGCAGTATCCTCAAAGTCAACCTCACTCAAATCTAGAGCGTCCGCTTTCTTTTTCGCCTTCCTATCGAACTCGAATAACTGTTGGGCGTAAGCCCATAATTTTTTATTATCCGCACCCTTTAGGTCTTCAAATATCTCTTGTGCTGTCACTTCTTACCCTTGGCACTCCAGTCAATCTCATCGTAGTTGCTCTGGTAGGCCTCTTTGTCGTACTTAGCGAAGTTATAGTTCTGGCCATCTCTGGTCTTACTCTTACGCCAGTCACGCTCATCTTGGGCCTTCTGTGAATATCTATCTGGTAGGTTAGCCATCTTCTTCCTCCAAGCATTCTACGTAGCACATCATACAAATATATTCTTCTACGCAGTTATGCTCATCTATGATTTCTATGATTGGGTTCTCTTCTGAGTCAACGCAACAGCATCGCTCACAGGTCTTCTCGTTCATCAGTTATATCCATGGTTTCATTGAATTCTACGCCACAATAGGCACAATAGTTAGGGTCATTAATACCCCCAGGCATCTCGTATACGTAGAAGTAATTTTTACAGTTGTAACACTCTACATATGAAAGATCATTAATCTTAGGTAAATGCATAATTTCTTACATAAATGTTAATCTGATATATGTCAACCAAATTTTACAAATCTTTTGATGGGTCTAAAGCTAATTTTATTCGCAAAATCCAAAAGCCGATGGCACCCCCCTAAATACCCCCTGCCCTGTAAGTATTTTGACTGGCAATACCCTTATTGTGTGTACGCCTTGTGCAGCGGTGAAACTCCAGGATTCAGTAAGGGTTTGTGGACACTATTCCGAGCCTGGTTGCAAGCGAATTGTGCATAAATGTTTGTCAAAATTAGGGTTGCATTTTCTGAATGGCATGATCTCTGCTCGTGTGCGGGCGCATAGAGGTCGGCTCCGGGATTGGGTAGAAGTTGAAACTCTCT